CAGACTCCATCTGGTCGGTGTCGGACGGCTTCTTTACGGAGAATACGCCGCATCGCTTTCATCTGGCCTTTTCCAACCCGCGGCGTAACACTGGCTACTTCTACGAGACGTTTCACAGCAAGCGCGCGTTCTGGCAGACACGCGTCATCGACGCACGCGATGTCGAGGGTACAGATAAAAACCTGTACCAGCGCATTATCGACGAATATGGGCCTGACAGCTACCAAGCCAGCGTCGAAGTCTACGGTAACTTTCCGTCAGAAGGTGACGATCAGTTCATCGGCAGCAATCTGGTAGACGATGCCATGAAACGCGCGCCAGCCAGAGATGCCACAGCGCCGATTGTTATTGGCGTAGACCCTGCACGTTTCGGGGCTGACGCCACCGTCATCGCTGTGCGCCAAGGGCGTGACATCTTGGAACTGCGGAGACACCGCGGCGCGGACACTATGGAAGTGGCCGGCCATGTCATCGACGCCATAGAAGAGTTTAAGCCTGCGCTGGTCTGCATCGACGAAGGCGGGCTAGGCGCAGGCGTCGTAGACCGGCTGAAAGAGCAGCGGTACAAGATACGCGGCGTGAACTTTGGCAATAAGGCCAAGAATCAGACCATGTGGGGCAACAAACGGGCTGAAATGTGGGGTGCCATGCGTGATTGGCTGAAAACGGGCCATATTCCGACAGATCGGTTCCTGAAAACGGACCTCATCAGCCCGCGCACCAAGCCGGACAGCAAGGGTACGCTGTTCCTAGAGAGCAAGAAGGACATGAAGGCGCGCGGCCTAGCCTCGCCAGACGCAGCGGACGCCATAGCGGTCACGTTTGCGTTTCCTGTAGCATCTACTGATCCGCGTCTGGGACGCGTTGACAAGCGACGCACAAGCAGTTATTCTACGTCTGGAATTTCTACAAGCTGGATGGGCAGTTAATAATGGCCGACAAGAAAAAGTCTGTGTCGCTGTCAGTTGGCCGTGGAGAAAAGCTGTCCGCTGCCCAAGGCGCGGGGCTGACTGCCAAAGGTCGGGCTAAGTATAACGCCGCCACAGGCTCGAAATTGAAGCCGCCTGCACCCAACCCGAAGACAAAGGCTGATGCAGGCCGCAAAGCGTCGTTTTGTGCACGTATGGGCGCCGTAGCCGCCAAGGCTAAGGACGGAACCCGCGCTAAAGCAAGTTTGAAAAGGTGGAATTGCTCATGAAGCCCGGACTATATGCCAATATCCACGCCAAAAAGGCCCGCATAGCGGCTGGATCAGGCGAAAAAATGCGTAAACCGGGTACCAAAGGCGCCCCTACAGCCAAAGCGTTCAAAGAGAGCGCCAAAACCGCTAAAAAACCAGTTAAGAAGGGTAAGTAATATGCCAGCAGATAAATATGGTAAAAGCCTGTACAAAGCAGGGACTATGAAGTCCGAAAAAGCAGCTATTGCTAACCGCGACCCAGCCCGCAAGGCAGCAGCCGAAAAACTTTTGGCCCGCGAAGGTACCACAAGCGCAGCCGGCGGACGCCCAGCGGCTAAAATGCCCGCTAAAACTGCGATGCCTAGAGCGCCACAGGTTATCCGCACGACCGTCATGTTTAAGCCAACACCGACAAAGAAGAAATAACCATGCCGCTGTCCAAATCGACAAGCAAAGCTGCGTTCCGCAAGAACATTAAGGCTGAAGTAAAGGCTGGCAAGCCGGTAAAGCAGGCTGTGGCGATAGCGTACAGCGTCAAGCGAGAAGCCGCCAAGAAGGGCAAGAAATAGCACATGGCCGACCCCACAGGCATCAACACGGCAGGCAAAGTAGCCAACGTCGGCTCTAACCCGCCCAAAACGTCAGGTGACGACGGCGACAAGATGGCAACCATGCGGTCGCGCCTCCAGATGGCGCAGGCTGCGTACTCTGACAGCCGTGAAGATGAACTGGATGACCTACGGTTTATGGCAGGATCGCCAGACAACCAGTGGCAATGGCCTGCTGACGTGCTGGCGACCCGCGGAAGTGTGCAAGGGCAGACAATTAACGCACGTCCATGCTTGACAATTAACAAATTACCGCAACACGTCCGTCAAGTTACGAACGAACAGCGTCAAAACCGCCCTAGCGGCAAGGTAATCCCTGCCGATGACAACGCTGACGTAGAAGTTGCAGAGATTTTCAACGGCGTTATGCGTCATATTGAGTATATGTCGGACGCCGACGTTGCATATGATACTGCCTGCGACAACCAAGTTACCTACGGCGAAGGCTATATCCGCCTAATAACTGAGTATTGCGACGAAGACAGCTTTGATCAAGACATTCGCATTATGCGCGTCCGTAACTCGTTTAGCGTCTACATGGACCCGACGATCCAAGACCCATGCGGCGCAGACGCTGAATGGTGTTTTGTTACTGAAGACATCCTGAAATCCGACTATGAGCGTATGTTTCCAGACGCAGCGCCTATCTCGACTCTTATGTCGCAGGGCGTCGGCAATGAAAGCATGGCACAGTGGCTGGCCGAAGATACCATCCGCATCGCGGAATACTTCTACAAAGACTACGAAAAAGCTACGCTGCACCTGTATCCGGACAACCAGACAGCTTTCAAAGGTACGCCGCAGGATGCTAACTTGCAGGCTATGTTTGGCAAGCCCATCCGCACACGCGAAGTAGACCGCCAGAAGGTCATGTGGATGAAAACCAACGGTTTTGACATCCTTGACGAACGCGAATGGCCGGGCAAGTGGATACCTGTCGTGCGCGTCATCGGCAACGAATGGGAAGTCGAAGGCCGTATGTACATCTCTGGCCTTGTGCGTAATGCCAAGGACGCCCAGCGGATGTACAACTACTGGACGAGCCAAGAGGCAGAAATGCTGGCGCTGGCGCCAAAAGCACCGTTTATCGGCTACGGCGGCCAGTTCGAGGGTTACGAACAGCAGTGGAAGACTGCCAACACGACCAACTGGCCGTATCTGGAAGTCAATCCTGACGTTACAGACGGCGCTGGAGGCGTTCTACCGCTGCCACAACGCGCACAGCCACCTCTGCCCCAGACAGGCCTGATACAGGCTAAAATGGGCGCTGGAGAGGATATTAAGGCCACTACAGGCCAGTATGACGCATCGCTAGGCCAACAGGGCAACGAACGTTCGGCTAAGGCTATCATCGCACGCGAAAAGCAGGGCGATGTCGGCACGTATCACTATGTTGACAACCTTGCCCGCGCCATTCGCCACATCACACGGCAAGTCGTTAATCTTATCCCTAAGATTTACGACACGCAGCGCATTGCACGCATCATCGGTGTTGATGGCGACGTGAGCATGGTTAAGTTCAACCCAACGCAGCCAGAGCCGGTCAAGGAAGTCCGCGACATGGAAACTGGCGGATTGATCGAAAAGATTTACAACCCCGGCGTTGGTACATACGACGTTATGGTCACAACTGGCCCCGGCTACATGACCAAGCGTCAAGAAGCACTCGACGCCATGAGCCAGATTCTGCAATCCAACCCACAACTTTGGGGTGTTGCAGGCGATCTGTTCATCAAGAACATGGATTGGCCCGGCGCGCAAGAAATGGCCGAGCGGTTCAAGAAAATCCTTGATCCTAAGGTACTTGCTTCAGGCGATGAGTCACCTGAGATGGCTGCTGCACAGCAACAAATGGAAGCGATGGCTCAAGAACTGAACCGCATGGTCGATATTATCGAGGGTGTTCAGGCTGACGTCGCGAAGCGTGAAGTAGACATCAAGGAATACAAGGCTCAGGTAGACGCCTACGACGCTGAAACAAAACGTATCAGCGCGATGCAAGCAGGGATGACAGAAGAGCAAATTCAGGATATTGTCATGGGGACGATTGCCGGTGCGTTAGACACAGGCGATCTAATTAACGGATCACCAGAAATGCGTGAACAACCTATGATGAACGAAGAAATGCCTCCACAGCAACCAATGCCGGAAATGGGCGGTATGCCTGAAATGCCAGAGCAGCCACCTATGCCGCCTGAAGGAATGATGTAATGACCGTAAGCCTCAAGCATACCTTTCAGTCTGCTAAACTTGACAGCGCCGACACAACAATTGTTCAGCCATCCAACTGGAACGAAGAACATCAACTGACGCTTGCCACCAATAAGGTGCTAGGCCGCGCTACGGCTGGCACAGGCGCTGCCGAAGAAATTAACATCGGCACTGCTTTGTCGGTATCTGGCGGCACGCTGGCTGTAACTAACGTACCTGTCGCTAATGGCGGTACAGGCGCGACAACGCTGACCGGCGTAGTTAAAGGTAACGGCACGTCACCTATGACCGCCGGCGCTGTTGATCTTACGACTGAAGTGTCTGGTACGCTCCCTGTTGCAAACGGCGGTACAGGTGCTGCAACGCTAACAGCTAACAACGTCCTAATTGGCAACGGCACGTCGGCTGTAACTTCTGTCGCGCCGGGTACTTCTGGCAATCTACTGACTAGCAACGGCACAGCGTGGACGAGCGCGGCTCCAACAACCGGTCCAGTACTTGAGTTTACAAGACCGTTTGTAACGCAAACTACTACAAACTTTACTGTTCCGTCCGGTGTTACAGCCATTCGGCTTTACGCCTGCGGCAAAGGCGGCGACACAATTTCAAACGGCTCTGTTATTATGGGCGGCGCCGGCGGGGGCGGTTTTGGTTTTGGAACCTTAGCGGTTACGCCCGGACAAGTAATCAACGTAACAATTAGTGGCGGCGTGGCTACTGTAGTACGCAGCGGAACAACTTTAATTACTGCAAACCCCGGCAGTAGTGTTACCAACAGCGGAACCGGCGGCGCTGGCGGAACTGCCACAATAAATGGTGTTTTGACTAGCGGCGGCGCTTTTACTGGAGGCTCCGGCGGTTCCAATGTTAACAGCGGCCCCGGCGGAGGAGGTTCAGCCGGCTCACCGCTTGGAAATGGATTTGCTGGCGGCGGCGGCGGCCTAAGCGCAGGCGGCGGCGGCGGCGGAATCGGTGGTGTAGGGGGATTGGGTCTTGGCAACACTAACGGCGCCGGCGGCGGCGGCGGCGCAGGCGGCGCTGGCTCGGCACCTGTTGCTGGCGGGTCTGGCGGCGGGTCTGGCGGCGGCGCTGGCGGCGCGGCAAACGGGCGAATCCCCGGCGCAGGCCGTGTGATACCTTTTTCCGATCCTCTTTTGGCTGGCTTAACGGCAACGGGCGCCATCGCTGGAAGTACTAACGGTCTCATGTCATTGACTAGCGGTCCCGGCGCTGGGGGCGCTGGGGGTGCTGCCGGAACTAATGGTCTTGCTACTCCGGGCGGTTTTGGCGGCGGCGGCGGCGGTCGCGCTTCATCCAATAGTAATGGAGTTTTCGTTGGAGGCGCTCTAGGTGGCGGCGGCGGCGGCGACTATAACTCCGTTGTCGCCTCACTTGCGGGCGGCGGCGCCGGCGGTATTGACGCCGTTGGTACACTTGTGGGCGGCCCAGCAACAGTCTGGATTTATTATTAAGGAAAGTATGTCATGAAATGGGCCTATAACAACAACGGCGTCCTGTACGATGTGGTCATGACGCACCCTAGCATTCTGTTTCCACAGGGTTATGCCGATCAGTTCATTGAAGTACCTGACGAAGCCGTAAATGGTTGGTTCTGGGATGGCGAAAACGTATCTGAGCCTCCGGCTCCAGAGCCTATGCCTGTCCCACCACCACCCACTAAAGAAGAATTGCTGGCACAGCTTCAGGCGCTGCAAGCCCAAATTGAAGCCCTTGGAGAAACTCCGGCATGAAATGCGCTGATTTTATAGGCACACTGTTTCTGGCGCGCGACGTAGCGCACAGCACGCACCTGAACACTCGCAGCTTTGCCAAGCACTCTGCGTTGAACACTTTCTATGATGAAGTGATTGAACTGGCTGACAAATTTGCTGAGGCCTATCAGGGCAAATACGGCCTTATCGGGCCTATCTCGCTTATGTCGGCTAAGAAGACGAACAACATTGTCGAGTTTCTTGAAGGTCAAGTAGACGAACTGATGGAAATGCGGTATAAAGTCGTTGATAAGGAGTGTACCCCACTCCAAAACATTATCGACGAGATTTTTGGGTTGTATTACTCAACCTTGTACAAACTTAAATTTCTCGCATAAGGACGCGACATATGGAAATTTTACGCCCTCTTAACGACGCCGGTTTTGCTACTCAAAGCGTAGCTTACACTGGGACTGCTGGTTCTGTAACTGGCTGGAACGCTGGCCCGCAAGCCGTGCTGGTGTGGTGTACATCTGATGCGTATATCCGCGTTGGTAACGGCGCTACGGCTACGACGGCTGACACGCCGCTGCCAGCCAACACGCCCGTACCTATTTACGTACCACAACCCGGCGATGCTGGTGGTAACGGCGGTCCTTGGCGCGTCAGCGCGATCCAGATCAGCGCCGGCGGCACAATGTACGCAAAGCCGATCAACATCCGATGAGTTTCGGCGTCCCCGTCCGTAATGGTATAGGTATAGGCTTAAAAGCCTCTACTTCGCTGTCTACGCGCAGTGGGCCAAGCGGTCCGCCTCAAGGACAGCAGGCCTACACTACTGCGGGGACTTATTCCTTTGTTGTGCCTACGGGCGTGACAAGCGTGTGCGCTGTTGTTGTCGGCGGCGGCGGGGCTGGCCGCGCAGGCGGCACGGGCGGCGGCGGCGGCGGCGGCGGCCTTGCGTATTCCAACGCCATTTCCGTAACCCCCGGCGAAACTTTGACTGTTACTGTTGGTGCCGGGGGGCCATTTAATTTCGCCGGCAGCGGCAGCGGCAGCGCAAATGGCGGAACGTCATCCGTTGCGCGCGGCGGAACTGCGCTTGTTTCAGCTACGGGCGGAATTTCTGCGCCTTCGACAACTGGCGGCGCGGGCGGCAGCGGCACCGTAGGGCAATCACTGCGTACCGGCGGGGCCGGCGGTAGTGCCAACTCAACCGGGTCCGGCGGCGGCGGTGCTGCGGGCTACACCGGAAACGGTGGCGCTGGCTCTTCTTCGCCGGCGTCATCGGGAAGTGCTGCTGCTACGGGCGGCGGCGGGGGCGGTGGTGGTGCTTCGGGGTATTTTTATCAAGACCCCGGCGTATATTACGGACAAAACGGTGGTTCGGGCGGCGGCGGCGTAGGATTGTTAGGCCTTAGTAACACGGGTATCGCCGGCGCAGGTGGCGACGGTTTTTCATACGGCGGCGGCGGCGGGTCTGGCGGCGTAGCCGGCGGAAACTCTATTGGCAATTATAGCGGTTTTAGCGGCGGCGTTTACGGCGGCGGCGGCGGCGGCGCTGGGTTCATATATGATTATGCGACAGACACGCAGACAAACGGCTCGGCTATAGGCGGCGCTGGCGGCGGCGTCCGTATCATTTGGGGCGCAGACCGCGCATTCCCTTCAACTAACACGGGTAACGTCTAAATGGAACCGACTGACCTCGAACTTTACATTCAAATCCGCGACGGGCAGCCTTTTGAGCATCCGATCTCAGCGGACAACTTTCGCTCGGCCTTCCCCGGTGTGGACATTGAGAACCTGCCAGACACCTTTGCTAAGTTTGTCCGCGTAGCGCCGCCTGAAATCGACACCTATGATGGCGTCACATATCAATGGGTCGATGGCGTTGTAAAAGATGTTTACAGCGTGCGTCCGATGACGGACGAAGAACGAGCCGCTAAGACGCTTCAAATTGAAGCAGCCAAAAATTCAACCGTATTGTCAAGCCCCATAATTTAATGTAGTTTGACCATTAACCGTACTGGTGCGGCACATCAGGAACTCCATAGGAGTTAAACATGGACGAAACAGTCCCCAACGTAGCGGATGCCTCCGCGCCAGAACTCGAAGCCACGGCAGCAATCGAGCCTGTAGAAAACACGACGCCGGAAACGCCTGCTGAACAGGAAGCAAATAAGTCCTTCACACAAGAAGAACTTGACGCAATTGTTGGCAAGCGCCTCGCAAGAGAACAGCGCAAATGGGAGCGCGAACAGGCTCAAAAAGCAGAGGAAATGCAGGCCCGCCAACAAGCGGTGCATGACATAGCCCCTGAACAATTTGAGACTTATGAGGATTACGCAGAGGTTTTGGCCGAACGTAAAGCCGAAGAATTGCTGGCACGGCGGGAAACTGCCCGACAGCAAGCTGAATTGCAGGATGCCTACCATGACCGTGAAGAAGCGGCGCGGGACAAGTATGATGACTTTGAACAGGTCGCTTACAA